TCTGTAAAATGGCATTGTATAGTTCCTGGGTGCAAAGGTTGCGTTACAGTTCGCGATTACGGAATTACCCCATATTACTACTGGCCAGTCAAAATCAGATACACAAATGAAGGTTATCGCGGAGGTTGGATAGATAGTACAACTCACTACTATTTCTGTTCAAAACACTGGAAACCGATAACAAAAGGGGAAATAATCGTGCCTGAATACACCCCAAAACTTTGTGCGTCCCGCTTCGTTACGTTAAAATAAATTTACTGTGTTAGCTCCTTCAACGTAAATCAAAATGATTTGTTAGTTTTGTGTGTCATTTTATGTCAGTAGTCATGGAACACGAGCAACCTGGAACAACGCAAATATCTTCTCGCCTCTTATATTGTAAAGAAATTGCATGGCGTGAACTTAAATTCATTCAGCAGGATGACTTTAAGGAATTACCGAAGCCTGAACGTCAGAAACTTAAGAATTCATTGCTCGGAAACGAGTTTGCGGACCCGTTTAAGGTATGGCAAGATACGGACGGGGTTGTCTATTGCCTGGATGGGAAACACCGAACCCTGATACTGGAGGAATTGATTGCAGACGGAATAAAGGTTCCTGATATGCTGCCTGCCAACTTCATCAACTGTAAGGACAAAAAGGAAGCTGCAAAGCTGGTCCTTATCTTCAGTTCGTCATACGCCCAGATCACCCCGCTCGGAATGGAGAATTTCATTGCTTTGAATGAATTGTCTGTCGCTGAGATATTGGAACAGATTTCTATTCCTGCCATAAACTTTGAGGCTCTTATGCCTATACCTCCCGATTTGGACGGTGAACCAAAAGCGAAGCCGGCCACGATGAAGATCACTTTTGGTAGTTATCAGGATTTGGAAGCGGCAATGCCACTTATAGACGACATTTTAAAAACAAAGTTCCCCGGGGCTTTTTCTTCAGTATCATTTGGTGAGATATGAAATTAACGTTAGCGTCATACGAAGCGGTAAAATACTCCTGTCTGCATTTTCATTATGCAAAGGCTATTCCTATGGCGCTGTGTTCGTTTAACGTTTACAATGCTGCCGGCGAATGGTGTGGGTGTATCGTTTACTCTCCAGGTGCTAACCAGAATCAGGGAAAGAAGTTCGGTTTAAAACAGGGCCAGGTGTGCGAACTGGTCCGGATGGCCCTCAATGGCAAACAGGAAAGCACATCAAAAGCGCTGGCATTGTCAATTAAACTGCTGAAAAAGCACAATCCATTGCTCAGGCTTATTGTTTCCTACGCTGACTGTGATCAGGAGCATATAGGCACAATATACCAAGCCACCAACTGGATTTATGAAGGACTGATGGAGCAAAACGGCGGTACGCCAAAGTTCCGTATTCATGGAAAGGTAACCCACGGCCGCACAATTGCGAAGCGCGGCTGGAAGCAAAACATTGAATGGATCCGTTTGTATAAAGATCCTAATGCCGAACTGGTATACACCAAAGGAAAGCGTAAGTATCTATACCCCTTATCAGTAGAAATTAAAACAATTTGTAAGTCATTGGCTCAGCAATACCCAAAACAACAAGCGGCAATAGCTCAATTGGTAGAGTGCTAGCCTTCCGGGCTAGAGATGGCGTTCGAATCGACCTTGCCGCTCAAATTATTTACATTTACAGCCCTAAAAATGGTCTGTAGATGGAATCAAAAGAAAAAATAGCACTTATGGCTGAAATTAAGCAAAACATCATCGACTATCTAAACGATGAATTAAAAATCAACAGTGATGCTTTAAAGGCGTATGACAATAGCAATCCTATTCAGGAACAGGACACGGAAATCAGAAAGATGCGTGAAATGGAAGCCATTAAGCTGCGTGATCGCATCCACCAGCTCGCCAGCTACATAGCTGTTATCAATCGAATGATTCCTACCGGTAATTGATATGGCAAAGAAATCACGGGCTGATGATCTGGAAATGTCAAGAAGGCTTTTAGTAATTCAGCAGTGGATTATTGACGGCCATTCTACAACCGTGATAAAACAACAGGTTATTGCTCAAGGTTGGTGTGAATCAGAACGGCATGCCTTTAGGATGATAAAGTCAGCCCGTCTGTTATGGTTGAAAGAGGAAGAAATGAGTATTGACGATGAAAAGAAAATCCAGATCAGGCGTTTAATGGGCCGCATCAACGGAATGAACGCCCAGGAAAAGAAAACACCTAAAGGCCTCAATACCATCTTACAATACGAAAAAGAAATAAGCAGGCTCAAAGGTCATTATGTGGTCATGCCTAAACCTTACCTTCCTGCTGATGAAGATTATCTCCCGCCTGCAGTGATCGTCAGCAATGATAAAGATGATGTTGATTATGAAAAACTTTCCGATGATGTTTTAATGGCTATCGCTGCCGCCCGTAAAATAAATGATTGATCAGCTCCCACGAATCAACCCACACAAAGCAGCCGCCACGATGTGCCGCCGCAAGTTGTCCTATTTCGTGAGAGAGTTCTGGGACGTTACAATCGCTGAGGAATTGGAATGGAACTTTCACATGGAGGTCCTTTGTGATGAAGTGCAGGAAATATATGAGCGTGTCTTCATGCACTTTGATGCACAGGGAAAACGTACCGGCCGATTACCAAAACTGCACGATCTCGTTATCAATATCCCTCCAGGTACAAGTAAAACAACAATTGTCTCTGTAATGGCTCCTGCCTGGTCGTGGACACGTGATGCATCGCTCAGGCATATTACCGGCTCTTACGGTGGTGATCTTGCTGTAGCCAACTCAACCAAGTCACGGGATATCATTCTGAGTTCAAAATACAGGGCCTATTTTCCTGAAGTCATCATCAAGCGTGACGAGAATGGAAAGACTGATTACAAAACCACATGCAACGGTCAGCGCCTGTCTACTTCCGTTGGAGCAGGTGTTACAGGTATACACGCACACATTATCACGATAGATGATCCATTGAATACAAAACAGATGGCATCTAAACAGGAAGTGGAAACAGCAAACAAGTGGTTTGACAATACCCTTTCCACACGTAAGGTTGATAAGTTGGTGACACCTACCATCCTGATAATGCAGCGACTGTTAACCAATGATCCTACCGGCCACATGCTGGAGAAGCGAAAGAAGGGGTTGAAAGTGCGTCACATATGCCTGCCTGGCACGGTCGGAGATAATATCTCACCCATAGAACTGAAGGATAAATATAAAAACGGTTATCTGGATGAACGCAGGTTAGGTCAAACAGTACTCGATGAGCTCAAAATACAACTTGGTTCCGCTGGATATGCAGGTCAGATAGATCAGCGCCCGGTGCCTGCCGGTGGTTTGATATGGCAGAAATGGTTTATCGAGGTGCCTGATGAGAAATTCCCGTCCAAAAAGTTTATGACACAATACGGCACTGACTGGGATCTTGCATATACGAAGGAAGAAACCAATTCGGCCAGTGCGTACATTGCGGCAGGTAAAATCAATAACAAGATCTATATTGATGATATCGGCTGGAGGTGGTTAGAGTTTCCGAAGCTTATACCATGGATGAAAACGAAAGACGCTCCGCACTATATTGAGGCAAAGGCTTCCGGCAAGTCAGCAAAACAGACATTGGTGGAAGCAGGCATCCCTGCAATTGAAATACCTGTTCGTGGTGGTGACAAGATAGCCAGGGCAAACATGGCCACACCGATTGCCGAATCTGGAATGGTTTATATCCGGGCATCTATGGCCGATATGATCTACAATGACAGTAAACAGGGTATCTTGTTCTTTCCTAATGGTGACTTCGCGGATCTGGCAGACGTGTTGGCTCAGGCCTTACAGCGCTTGAGCAGGAAAGGAACCATCAACAGTACTTCAGGCAATGAAGCTGAACGGGAGCGGGATGATCGATACAGGTCTGAATATTAAAAAACAAAAGCACAGGTTAAGGTGCTTTCTGCTGCCACACTTTTACTGTGAATTTGGGGTTAAACAAATCGTCGCGAGGACCGGGATCGAACCGGTGACCTTCGAGTTATGAGCCCGCCGAGCTACCGCTGCTCTACCTCGCAATGCAAAAATATAAATCATTTTGATTCTTTTGTAAATCAATTTGATTTATTTTTACCAAAAATTTGTATATGTCCAAAGAAACTCATAAGGAAAGATCGCTACGTGCGATTGAAGTAATTACTTCGGCAAAGAATGAAATAAAAGAAATATTTGCCGATACGCCGGAACTGCAAATAAGGGCGATCAATACTTTACAGCGCCTTGCAAATGGTTTTGCTCACTCTGCTGGCATACAGATGCAGTTTGATGCCACTTCCGGTAGTGGTGAAGTTAAAACGCCACAATTCCTAACACATATTGCCGGTGTTCCTATAACACGGAAGGAAGTGAAGAAAGTCGCTGATGCCAAGCCGACCACAGATGAGGAAAAGGAACTGGAGGGCTTCCTTGAGTTAGCAATGGACGATTTCAAAGTACTGGAGCCTGAAGAGCTGATGGACAGCTATAACGAATTAGTACTTCGTGCCCTGGCTAAGAAGGTTGGTTTGAACGTTACTGCAACTGAGCCGGCGATCATTGATGTTGCTTTCGTCGAAAATATGAAGGAA